TGAAGAATGAACAATCTACTATTTGAAGCAAGACTGCTTTTTGCTGTGGTACATTCAACTTTGAAACTATTAGCAAAACCATCAGGCGCATCTGTGCTTTGAGAAACAGTCCACGTTCCAGCGTCAGTGTAAAGAAACTTAAAACGGTCGCACGCATGATAGCCTGTTGATGTAACGCCTGTAGCTTGCGTGGCCCTCTGCGAACAGGCCGCATTTCCGTTGATTATGAGGTTCTTGCCTGTGATGCCACCCGCATCTGCGCTTCCGCCGAGGTCAGCTAATTCTCTTGCTCTTGTCATCAGTTCGCCTCCAATGCAGTTACTCTAGCAGTCAATGCTTCAATAGCTGTCTGCTGTTCTTGTATCGTAGCCACAAGCAAAGGCACTAGCTTACTTTGGTCAATGCCCTGATAAACAGCGTTGCCATCGTCATCCACCTCATTGTGTGTGCCTGTAATAGCTTCTGGTACAACGCTCTGAACCTCATGCGCCAAGAAGCCATCAACAGTTGTATCCGCATCTGCAATAAAGTTAAACCGCACAGGGTTAAGTTGCTTCAGCCTATCAGTTGCGCCTGTAATGTCAGTGACGTTTTCTTTTAAGCGATAGTCGGATGTTTGATTAAAAGCAACTGCTGTTGTGCTAACACTTATATTTCCTAAAACACTGTTTGAGTTAGGGCCAACAAACTCTATTGCAGTACCAGTGTTTGAACCACGCTTTACTACCAAAGAAGGGTTGCCATCAGTAGTAACATAACTTGCATTGTTTCTTCTGAAAGACCAACCAATATTTCCAACGCCAATGTTTGTTGTGCCTATTAGTATATCACTGCCACTAATACGCATTGCTTCTGAGCCGTTATTTGTTGCAAAAGCAATTGGATGGTTAGTTTGAGTTTGAATGTAACAAACTGAACTATCCGCAATGAAACGCAGTTCTGAAGAGGCTGAACTATTGGTTAGCTTCATGTTAGCTTGACCAGCCACGGAAACTTCAAGTGGGCTGTCTGGTGTTGTAGTACCAATACCAACACGATTGTTTGTGCTGTCAACGTGCAGGGTGTCTGTGTCTACAGTCAGGTCGCCAGTAATAGCAGTGTCGCCGCTAAATGAGCCATCTACAGCGGAAATATTACCAGTGGTCGTAACATTGCCATTAAACGTGCCCCCGTTCTTAGCAGACACGGTGTCAGCTACAGTGAAGATATCATAGGCAACAACTTCAACAATATCGTTAGCAGATAGCGCCGCTAGACCGCCGATGGTATTGGCTGTAGTGGTGGTGTAATCCGTACCGGACACAAGTTTTATGCCGTTTAAGTTTACGTCCACATACGCCCCGTCAGCATATGACATGGTAAGCCCATTGTCGTCCGTCCCTGACAGGCTTGTTTCCCCGCCAGTAGCCGTGAAGTAATACCGTTGCCGGATGCCTGCGCCTGTGGGAGACTTACCTATATATGCCATCAGTCTGCCTCCGCTATTGTTAAGTCGCCAGCTTCTACCTGCCGCATAATTTCTGCGTAGTGGCGGTTGGCTGGGTCAAGGGGTATCCACATTTCAGTGCCATCAATCGTGGCTTTCACGCCAGCATTATCATCATTCATGTCAGTATAATATTGTGCGCTTGTTATTGTCATATTATCCATTTTTACAACTCCGAACTTGCAGTTAAAGCAACACTTCCAGAACTACCTGAAACGAAAAATGCTGTACTAGGATGATATAATTGCGCCATACTTTTTCCCACGAAAATTGTTGCTGTGGCCCCCGAAAAAGAATTCCCAGAACCTAAAGCTATCGCTGGGTTTGCACGTTTTTCCACTTTGTATTGCCAATAATTAAATTGGTTAGTACCATATGTGTATGAAACAAATGAAGAGGTGGAAGACGGTTGATAAACTACTTCATAATAGCGTTGGCACTTCTGCAAAGTTACTGAGAATGGCTCATGCTCAAAAGGCGTGGCACTTCCAACCTCAAGCTGGATGCCTGTGATGTAGAGGGTTGCACCGTTAGTAGCAATCAAATCAGTTTGACCAGAGACACCAAACTTTGAAGCCGCCCAAGCATTAGCCGTTCCGTGTAAAGATGAGCCTGTTCCAAGCATCCAAAGAACACTTAACCCTTCAGTGTTATCTGTGTTCCACGTTCCGGATTGGTCGCCAGCAACGGTTATACTTTTATATTCCCAAGTGTTTGCGGAACTTATAGTATATGTTGCTGGGTAAGTTCTTGTGCCGCCATTGTTTGCCAAAATAACAGAAAATGTGCCAGTTACGGAAGATTTAATCCAGAAACTCAAAGTCACTGTCATTGCGTTAGCCGAGCCAAACATTAGACTAGCAGTGTTTAAGCCCTCAATACCTTGTCCCCATCCATATGTTTGAGAACCAGATGGGGAAGAATTTGTTGTGACTGTTATTTTCGAACTGTTGTGAAATCTTTCACCACTAGGCACATCAGTGCTTTGCTCCTCTGTAAAAACACCAGCACTTGAAGTCCCAAATCCAAAGAACCTATCAACAGCATAGGTTCTTGTCGGGCTATTTACTGTAACAGCACTTGAAGTTCTCTGTGCAACAGATGCATTTCCGTTGATTATGATGTTTCTCGCACCTACATATTGTGCCTGCGATGCAGGTAGTATTTTACTTAATGCCATCACGCTATCCTCACTACTGATAATGATGTGACCACGCCATCAAAGTTAGTAAAACCGCTTTGCGTTGAAATATTGTGAGCAAGCCTATAAGTGTTTGTATTATTACCTGTAACATTACAACTTGCTTTAAGTCTTATCTTTGTGCCAGATGAAGTTGCTTTAAATATTGTGCTTCTCTTGTGATGATGACTTACCTCAAGCGCATCTGCGGTGTTTTTGGACCTAGTAAACTCACAAATTCGAGAATTAATAGAACTAAAATTGTCTGTACTAAATTCTGCGGCAGAAGATGAATTGATGAGTTCGGCAGTAATTGCTGTGTCTGAAGTAATTGCCAAAGAATATTCAACCCAATACACTCCGTCTGAACTATCTAATTCGTAGCTGTTGGTGGAAGCGTCAAAGTTTGATTTAGTGTCATATTTAACAGTGCCTTTAGTGTTAAAATCAACAACCACAAGAGCGCCATCAGCGAGGCCTGACTGTGTAGTTGTTAGGTCAACTTGGAAGTATTCTTTGTTAGGCTCTGTTAGTATTCCAGAAACTTCGATGTTTGTGTCGAGTTTGGCTGATGTCACAGAGCCATCTGGCGGGGAAATTGTGCCTATCGACTTTCCCTGAAATACAACATAAAAGTCATCTGTGCTTGCTACATTGCCTGTCATTGTAAGTTGGTTGCCTGCAACTGAATATGCAGATGATGGTTCTTGTCGCACGTTGTTTACAAAAACCTCTAGTTCAGCATTGCCTCCCACAGCATAATCAAGCGTATATGGGCCCGCTGTGCCATCGCCAGTTAGGTCTTGCTTAGAAAGTGAAGTGTATTTTTCAGCAGGGGTATTGCCAATGTATGACATTAGGTAATCTCCAGAATACTCAGGATTGTGTCTGCGCTATTTGCCGTGTCACTCGTTACCTTTATTACGTCAGCCGCTTCCATGACTATTTTCTGGTCGCCACCAATCGGGACAAGACCGCCGCCAACTGGTATTGGTGTTTGCTTGAGAATATGCACGTTGTTCCCATCGCTGTTTTCAAAAGTCACATCAACTAATATTTGGCTGGTTGATATGTTTGAGACCGTCATGCCAATAATGGTTGTCTCGGTTGATGACGGGCAAGTGTAAATAGTCATGGCAGTGCTTGCCGCAGTGCTACCTCCGCCAAAAGTTTTTGTCTTAAATGCGTTTGCCATTTTCTTATCCTAACGCTATTGCCATTGCTATGCCGCCGTCACCGGTATCCGGCACGTTTGTCAGATTTGCTCCATCGCCGCTAAAAGCATTCGCCGTAACCGTGCCAGTGACCGACAGCGCAGACAAAGATTCAGTGCCCGCATCCATATCCTTTAAGTGAGCCATAAGCATCCTCAGCGCGTTGTTGACATCGCTCGGCACCATGACATTCTCTGACAGGTTTATGCCGTCTAGGTCGGTGTTGCTGGCAGGTGTCGCGCTGTACTCGCTAATCTTTGTAGCCATAATTCACCTATGTCTTAATGATGTAATTTAAAATGATTGTTGGCTGTACGTTGTTGTGTGCATTGCCACTGCCAGTGCTCTGAGTATTGATAACGGCCCCTGAGAATGTAGACGAACCACCTCCGCCGTATTGAACGCCGTTATCCGTACCTACTTGAACGCGAGAGCGAGTTCCCAGCGAGTGAGTGTGGCTTGGTAGCTGGGCTGTCGTCAGCGTGTGCGACTCTGTACCGCCTGCGGCACCTAGTGTATCCCCGTCAATCGGAGAGGTTAGCCTGTTAGCAGAGCTACCACCCATATCATCCTGACCGGCTACTGTGCGGCCTCGAAGGTCGGGAAGTGTAAAGTTAGTAGAATCACCCCCGTATGTCGTGCCAATCGCGGTGAACAAATCAGGGTACGTTGCGGCGGCTACAGTTTGCCCATAACAGAAAAGATAGCCAGATGGTGCTGAGGTGCCTGCAAATGGCATGACAACGCCAGAGGGCATGCCGGTGCCCCAAGAAAGCGTGCCTGAGCCGTTAGTCTCCAAAACAGCGCCAGCGGTGCCATCGCCGTCAGGTAGCGTAAATGTGGTTGTGGTTGTTACGTCGGAGGGTGCCTGTATCTTGATAGACGCACTGCCGTCGTCATCCTCAAGGTTTAGAACCTGAATGCCGTGTGTGCCGTCTGAAAATTCTGCTAAGTGGCTCATTAGCTCTCTGATAGAATCGTTGATATCAGAGACAACCATTGTGCCTTCGCCGAGATTTACCCCGCCAACGTCTGTATTGGAAGCCGCAGTGCTGGAATACTCATTGATTGCGTCTTTAGCCATTACTCGCTCCTAATCCAGCAGATTTCTATCTGATGGTCTGATTGTTACTCTAGGTATACCACTATAAGGGTCTGATTGCATCTCGCTTGCTTGGGCTTCTGGCAATAGCAACCCACCCATGCGCGGCCCAAACTCAGATACTGCGGGCGCAAGAGACCTTACAAGTTTAGACGGCACCCTAGCGGCGGCTCTGCCCAAAAGGGGATATTCATATAAAGAAGAACCCACGATGTTTGCGCCAAGGCCAAGCATTTTTCTTGGTGTTGTTGCTGTCATTATGTCGCCAACAGCTAACCGACCAGCCGTGCCACTATCAGGCACAGTGCCCCCCAAGACATCTCTAGCCTCTCTAGCCAGAACAACTTCTGGTGAAGTTCTTGCCCTTCCTTTAGTTTCAGCCTTTACAAGTGCCGCTGGGGTAAATTCTCCGCCCGCGCTCGCCCTTGAATTAGAAAGTTTAACAAGCGGCCTCATGTTTCTGTATGCTTTGTTTGCGGCTTGTAAATCAGGTAAGTCTGGATTTTGTTTGGAAAATGAATCGCGCAATTCGGCTTGAATGTCCGTCATTACTCTGGCTTGTCTGCGCTGGTTACTATTCCTGAAAGAGCGTATTGCCCCAGACATCTCCATCTCAGATTCCTTGAACAACTCTCCTGTCATAGAACCGTTTCTTTTAAAGGAGCCATAAACGTCAGCAAGTTCCTTGCCAAATTCCTCTGCATCTTTAGGGCTAAACCTGCCGTCATCTACAGCCTTTTGGACGATGGATTTAATCTTATCATCCACAGCCGCCGGATTAAATTTGGCTTTTGGAACGACATTGCTATACGCCTCACGGATTGCATCCTCGGCAAAATCAACAGCAGTCTCGCCTGTAAATCCTTCTGGAACCTTCACACCGATAGGCTTTAGCGCCTCATTAATAGTCTCAGCGACAAACATTTTCTGTGGTCTGCGCCGCGCCTCTTGAATTGATTCCTGTAAAAACGGGGTAGATATTTTCTGTTCGATGGAGCCAATCTTGCCACCGTATGCCTGCCCCATAGTAAGGGGATAACCACGCTCTAGCATAGACTTAGCGCCCGCCTGCAACGTCGGCATAATCTTCTGACCGAGACCGGCAGTTACAGCACCTATTGGGCCTTGTATAGCCGCACCAGTAAGCCGCTCTTCAGGTGTCTCGCCAGTTCCTGCTCCATACAGCGCGGCCTCTGCTCCGCCAGCAAGCCCCGCCCTCTTGACAACTCCCCTGCCTGCCGTAGCGCCTATAGACCTAGCAACGCCAGCACCGCCGGTAAGCATAGAGCCTAATATCTCTGCGCCGTATGCTTTGTATGGGTCCGTTTCTTGGTATCTTTTTATGTCAGTCCTGATTTCTTTAATTATCTCAGGATAAGACTTGTCACCAAAAGCAGACCGAACAGCCGCCTCCATTTCATCGCCAAAGCCCAGCGTCAGACCTTGGCCTGCGGCCCTAGCAATATCTGTATAAATGTCAAGAGTGGTTCTAGGGCCAACGCGGGTTTCTATTTCCTCGTCAGTAGTTGGAACCGGTAGTAACTTTTTTTGTGCCATAATTTTAAAGCCCCAGATGCCTTTCATTTATTACAATAAAATCTTTTCCGTTAAATATTAAGTCGCCAACTTTAACTTTTCCTGATTCGGCGGCCTCTGTCATTAACTCAGGCGTGTCGTATGTTGGGAAGATATCGCCCTGCTTTTTGTCAGCCCATCTATTGAACCCGTTTAAGGTTCCGTCGCCCAAATTTTTGTCTGACATATAATCATCCATCAAATTTCTTCTTTCTTTTTGATGCTTAATAATCATAGCCATACCAGCGGCAATTTTTCTGTTACCCTCTGTTGTGTTGTTAAAGTTAGGTGCCGCATTTGCAAACATCACCATTTCTCTGTCAGATGTTGACCCAGAGCCAGCAACTCTCATTCTTGGTATAATGAAAGCTATAGACTGTCTGACCAGTTCCTCACTAGATAAATTAGCCGCATCCTCATCAGACAATAAACCGGCATCTGCCATTATCTGCCTGAATGGAAAGGTAATGTTATTTAATCGTCCAGTATCTATTTTAGGAGAGCCATCTTCATTTTTAACACTTAAAAGTTTCATAATTTGCTCAAGTCTAGGCTCAAAATCTCTGACTTGACTTATGTTTTTGTCTGCTTCGCCTATAAACTTAAACGCGTACTTAACAGATTCTTTGTTAAGTTCACTTTCTTTTTTGTCGCCAAGATTTATTGCCGTAGCGGGCTTTGTTAGCATATTCCGTATAAATTCCTGCCCCTCTGGGGAGTTAGGGTCAATACCGGCTAGGCGTAGCTTTTCCATAAGGGCTGATTCCTTGCCCAGCTTTGCCATAGCAATTCTGTCCTGCAATGCGGCCCGCTTCTCAGCAGTCTCAGCCGCCTTAGCCGCTTGGAATGCTTTCATTCCGGACTGCATCATCGCGCCCAAGCCCTGCGCTGTTGATATCGGTGTCGGGCTGTAGCCTGACAACTGCAAGCCTGTAGCCGCCGCCGCACTTAAGCCAGCCGAGGCCGGTGTGCCAAATTCAGGAGACAGACGCTCCATAAGGCTCATGGGCTTCTTTGGTGGTGTGGCACCCATTGCTGTCTGCGGGCCTCTCATAGCCGCCGCTCTTAGGCCAAATGGCGGTAAGTCTTGTGAGCGTAACCTTTGCGGTATTGGGGTTCCGCTGACTTGCATGTTACCTGCTGGTCCTCTGGCAAATACCCGAGATTGTGGGGCTTGTGTTTGCTTGCCTTTAAGAAGCCTAAAAAAAGTGTCAACTCCACGTTCCATTATCCGAATGCTCCTAACAATGCGCCACCTGCGGCTAGTGCCCCGCCATACGAAGGATTACCCAGCATCTGAGCACCCTGTGCGCCAGCTAGACCGCCGGAGAGGAACCCTAGTGCTGGGTTGCGTGTGACCGGAGTTATTTGCTGGCCACCGAGTGCGCCTGAGCCACCTTGCACAAACTGCATATAATCTGCCAGCTTTTGCGTGGGCCTTGCCTGCTCAAACTGGAACCTCTGGACATCTGCCTCTAGCTCTGCCTGCGACTGAGCCTCTCTAGCCGCACCAACCTGAGCAAGCGTCTCTAGGTCAGCAAAGCCAAACTGACGGGCCGCTGGTGCCTGAGCAATAGCCGCCTGCTGTGCTTGGTAAGCCATAGGTGCCAATGCCTGTGCAATCGCTCCCTGCCCATAGCCTGAGCCGTATCTACCGGATGCGCTAACCTGACCCTGCATTTTCTCAAGAACGGGTTGCATTGCCGCTGACATCAGAGGATTAGTGCCCATCAGGTTTTGCATTACGACATCCTGTGTCGCGCCGATTAGAGGGCTACCCTGAAGAGCTTGTGAACGGTATCCGCTCAGTGCCTGCTCGGTTTCGGGAGAAAAGCCTACAATTGTGCTTTCAGGGTAGTATTGAGGGGTCGGGCTCTCATAAAGACGCTTGGCCTCCTGCAAGCCAGTTTTCAAAAATGGCTGTGCAAAATCAGTAGCCATATTGGACTGTGTGATAGTCCTTGAATTTCCGCCGCCCTTGCTCATGTTACAAATTCCTTGTCAATAATGTGGCTGTCGCCTGATACTCGTTTAGCTGGCGCTCCCAGCCCTTACGTCCGATAATTTCCATTGAATCGCATCCGTAGCCCTTGGCCCATTCTGCAACCTCTTTTTCAGCTTTCATCAGTTCGCCCATATCTCCACCGGCTAACCAGATTCGGCAGGACGTTCTCTGTGGGTAGTCAACTATCTCCGTCACTATAACAGAATTTTCATACGGAAAAAACTGGGCTTTGCCAGAGCGTATAGCGTCCAGAACATCCAAAGCCGTGTGACTGTTTCCAGCGTATTCTAGTGCGGCCTCAATGTGATGCATCAGCCTTTCGTATTCATCCAATAACGACATAACCAACCGCCGTTGCGTGTCCGTGACTTTTGCTCCCCACGACAAAACTTCCGTTGTTTAGCGTGTTGACCACCGGCTCCACGCTGTAGAAATGTGCATCCAATGGGCTGAACAATATAACGCTTTCCTTGCCTACCCGTGGGTCTGTCACCGTTGTTGATATCGTGCTTTGCGCTATAGTGAACTCACCCACACTATTTAGCTTACCGTCAACAGTTCTGTTCAGCACTTCTGCGACTTCTCGCGTTGTGGCTGTAATTGGGTTTAGAACGCGATAGTTTGTCGTGCGCGTCATCTTCTGCCTATCTCTCTGGCATCAAAGAACAACCCCTGAACTGTGCTCCAACTATTAGACAAGTTCAGTCTCGCTCTGTGATACCTGCCCTGCGTTCTAAACGGACAGAAGCCCTCATCGTTCTCAGCGGATATTGCTGAAAATGCTGGCTCTGACGAGTGCGTGTTTCTAACGCCGACCTGAACTGTCACGTTGCCTTGCTCATAATAAGGATATACGCGGGTTACAATGGAATGCTTGCCCTGAGATAATGACATCTCTCCGGTCTCAATCGTCGCGTCAATCGGAGCCCCGTTAAACGCATAAATCTTTGAGCCGTAAGCCCCGCCGAACACATACTGCCCACCCTTGAAAAAGCGGTTGTCTACAGCTTGGTCTAGGTCATCGACAAGAGCCTCAATGTCTGTAAGTCCGTCAGCCGTGTAACCCGCACTGAAAAACGGTGCAAGAAGGTCTGCTTCTATATTAGCCACAGACCAGCGGTTTAGCACATAATTGTAAATCAAAATCCTGTCAGGCTGACCAGACGGGCTGTTTACAGATGTATATGAGAACATCGCAATTTCTTGTAATGGGTCAACAGATGCAGTCATGCGGTTTGCATAATTAGAATCAAAGTCTGAGAGAAAGAAGTTGTTTACCTTCTCAGAGCCGATAGGGACCGACTTTGTGCCGTCAAAGGCATAGAAGCCATCGTCAGAGCAGTAAAACACCAGTGAGCCAATATTGCACACGGAGCCCTGAAACGCACAGCCGCGCTCTGCGTCAATCTTATCGAACTGGAACACCAGAGGCAGGCCAGAATAGCTTGCCCTGTAAATGGCTCTCTCTGTCAGTATCGTGCAGTATTCACCGCCGACCAGACCCATTATCCTGCCTGAATCTGGAATGTCTTGAAAGTCAGATTGTCCTGTGCCGGATGTCCAGCCGGTAATGTCATTAAACGCTGACCAGCGCACACGATACGGTATCCGTCCCGCGCCGTCATCAATATCACCGGCCCAGATAAAATCTCTTACAACGGCTATGTGCTCTGCTTTTGGAGCGTCTGATGACAGGTCAGAAAATGCGCTATCAGTTCCGACTTGAAACTTTTGCAGTTCTTCCCCGCGACCGCCTGCGGCAATAACATTATCGCCAAACTGAACAAACTTCCACTTTTCACCTGTCGATAAATCATACGCAGGAGACCCAGCCTTACTTACATCATCGAGGTTATTTGTCGAGGTGTTGTGCAAGTACAGCTTTCCTGCATCGCCAGCAAACAGCTTGGTATTGTCAGCGTTGTCCTTAGCGGCGAACAAGCCCAGAAGAGTGCTATCAGCCGCATTTGAATACGACACAAAGCCGCTCATAGAGCGATAGCCCTGAGCCGCTGGAACGCAGTTCTGAGCAACCGTTACAGTGTTATTGAGGTCCGGCTGGTCCGGCATCCATTCGCCCAATGTAATCATTGTCTAAACCAAACCTCTCCGCCAATATTTTGTATTGTCCAGATTTCAGAGCCCGCAACAGTATCCGTCCAAGTCTCTGTACCCGCCGCTTGCTCTGACCAATCCTCACCCAGAACCTTGCCGATACCTGCAACTGTTAGCTCTAGCTGTGAATTGCCTGTGGCTGAGAACGTAACAGAGTTTTCAGACGATGATGAAACAGCAATGTCAGCACTGCCATCAATAACCAAAAGGAAGTTAGAAATAGCTGTGGCGGTAATTGACGCATCTGCCGTGCCGTCGAAAAGCCTAACCCTGTTATTGTCTGCCGTGGCGCTTACAGAAATGCTAACAGATGAGCCAACTTGTCTGATGTGTGTGATGATAGCTGAGATGCTACCAGCACCAGTAACAGACGCGGCAAAGTGCAGTATCTTCTGCAACTCAGTCAGGGTTGTTACCGACATTGAAACCGATGAGGCGGCAGAGTGGAGTGTCAGGTTGTCTAGCTGGTCTAGCGTACCATAGCTATCCAGCGCATCCATCACACCCCACGAATCTAGTTGCTCAAGGGTAGCCATGATTTATCTACGCGGCTGTGATGTCTAAATCGCCAACAGCAATTTTTAGAATGTCACCAGAAGAAACTGTCTTTGAAACAGAGAACGCTCCGTGAATTAAAAGGTTGCCGGATGATGACGCATCGAACAATCCAAAGTGGCTTACGTCGCCCCATGAGCCGGTAGCCGCTGGGAACTCAACCGCCGCATTGTTTGATGTCGTGCCGGAAGCCGCCACCGCAAAAGTAGCAACCTTGCGAGTGTAACCACTGCCGGATAATTCTGTGCCGGAGTTGTCATCATTAAATGATGATGTTGATAGGCCCACATAAACACTTGATGGCATAGTGTAAGCACCGGTGCCTAAAATGTGGTCGAGAATTTCATTCTCTAAATAATCTGACATGGCTGACATTGTTTAGGTCTCCGCTACTGCGTTTTGTCGTGAATAAATGCTTTGGATTTGCAATGAGCCCGTGCCGTAATGTGCGCGTTGCTCGTCTACTTTTACTTCCTCCATGCCGCGTGTGAACTTGGCATCATACTGCGAGGCCCGTGCCTCATCTAGTAAGTACGCGTATGATTCTGCCAGCGCTCCATACAAATAAAGGTCTGGGCTACGAAGGAACAGTGTCGGGGTGGCTGTGTCTGAGATGCTTTCGAGACTGCCGATATAGACAATCTCCATTGTGTAAGCGTCATCAGGAATGGGCCGAATTTTCATTTCCTTGCCGACAATGCTGAACCCCTCTGGGCGACCACCGCCGGATGAGGCATATGAGGTATCCAGAGATGACGGGCTGTAATATGTAAGCACCTGCACG